TGTTAGGTAAGCAGTGGAAGCAAGAACCATTAATCATGACGCCCAGCGAGTTAAAGACCCATGTCAAGAGCGCTATCGAGAATACGCCTTACAAAACTTCCATGGAAAGAATCCAACGCAATCCTTCTGGTGAGTGTTATGACGCTACCTGCCTAATCCATGGCGAGATGCCTCATGGGTCTCACGTTGCAGTATACGGTGGCAGACATCACAATCCTTATTCAACAAGGTCAGCAGATTGGTATAGCAATCACTTCTTGCACCATGTTCCAACAACCGAAGGAATGTATGCGGTAGACCTTACCCACAAACAGTTTACTTCTAAAGCAGACTCACCTCTAGTAGAGCCTTTAGAGAAGTTTCAAGAGCGCAAACAAATGAAGAAGTTCAGAACTGTGGGTACTCCTGCAGAACATGCTGTTCTGTATAAAGAGGGTCGCAAAACAAGACCGTTAGGTAAGAAGTTATCTCGTGCTTTGAGAAGAGACGTATCATGAATAACTTATCTAACCAGCAGTTTGATACCTACTATCACCGCACAGACCCAGAGAGTGCTGGTCACATCATTAAGGGCAAGAAGATTAAGGCCTCCTATCCAGAAGACATGGTCTTCGTGTCGAATAAATTAGAAGGCGGGGCAAAAGAGTATGGTCGCTCTGTCGTAGAGGTACAGGTGCCAAAGAAGGCTCGCGGTGTGAATGTCTCATCTAATCCAGAAGTCCATGAAGATGAAGTCTGGTGGGGGTTCGCGCCCAAGGATGTCAAGGTGACAAGAGCGTGGTCTGAACTATGAGCGCACCGTTATCAGGACCGCTATTCCACGGCACTATTGAAACACTTAAAGAGGGACAACAGATTCGTCCACGCACGGGCACGTGGGCATGGGCAACAACAGATTTAAATGCCGCAATAGAACACACAAAAGATAGAACATTAAGTGGCCTTGGAGAAAAGAGCGGTGGAGAATACCCAGTACACCATGGCAATATCTACGAAGTAGAACCAATTCATATTGCAGGTGGCGTTGACCCAACGATACAGACCCAAACTATGGCTGGAACTAAGGGTGCTATTGCATCATCAATTGGCTTCAAGGTAAAGAAGCACATCGCATCTGTACCTGGACCAGAAGATGACAGAAGAGTCTTGAAGAAGCACTATCCAAGTTTCGACCCAAGCCAAGAGTCCTATCTTAAGGATGGCAGAAGTAGGCCATACGAAGCATGAGTGCATCAGACAATCTGGGAAGACAATTCAAGCCGATGGGCTACGACTATGACCGCGACTATGACCATCCCACCGAGCCATCAATGTCGGAAGGCACACTCTGCCCAAACTGCAGAACTAATTTTGCTAAATCAAATCCAAAGTTTGCAGAAGGATTATCTGAGACTCCTATCTTCCGTCATGAGTATCAGAAGAAGGACCCACGTAAGGACTATCTCATAGAGTGTGGAGAGTGCGGCAAGAAGATTTGGGGCAAGTATGAGAATGACTAACTGTCGCCATGTCTATGAATATGTCGGGGCGGCAATATGTCCCGCGTGCGGGCGCGACACGCACGAGCCTGATGTAGCGTTAGCGAGTCGTTTGTTCAATGAGCATTACGAGCAGGGACGCCATCTGGTATACAAGTGTCCAGTTGAGGGTGGCACCATACGTGGCTGGTGGAGTATATGAGTAACCTTAATCCTAAACAGTTCTACCACGCTACCTTCGTAGACTTAAAACCTGGAGATACTGTAGTTCCCGAAAACAAGTTGAATCCAGAAAGTAGAGAAAACAGAGCCTACGCTACTACTGACCTTGGATATGCCAAGAGACATGTAGGAAGATACAAAGATAAACAGGGTCGTTCTCCACGAGTCTATGAAGTAGAGCCTTCTTCTGATATGAAGTCCTTTGGTATTCCAAACATGCCAGACCCACAACTAGACCACATCTTCATTAGCACTACTGGATTTAAGGTCAAGGGTCAGATTTACCCAAAACTTAGGGGAAAGAAGAAATGAAGAAGAGCCCCAATCCTGTTAAGGTCAAGAAGGTCCAGGAGTTGAGGCGGTCTAATGCTGCTACCCCTGTCCCCTCTAAAAAGGTCTATACAAGGAAGAAAAAGCATTCAAAGGGCGCAAATAGGACATCCCTTTAGGCTCAAGCCACCCTGGAGCACTTTGGTATCCTAGGGTCCTGGCGAAGGGAACCCAATGACCACGATTATCGGTGTGCAGTACGACGATTCGTGCTTGTTGATGGCAGACAATCAAGTAACACTTGATGGTGGACGCAGATATAAGCATCCTGAAATGAAAAAGATTAGCAAGGTAGGCGAATACCTTGTTGCAGGTTCTGGTGAAGTTGCTCCTTGCGATATCGCTCAACATCTATGGAACCCACCTGCTATGACTGCCAAAGATAGAAAAAACACATATCACTTCGTTATCGCAAAGTTAATGCCATCGCTACGCAAATGCCTAATTGATAATGGCTATGACTTTAACGAAGGTAAAGAAGACGGCAAATCAGGTGAGACTAGATTCAATCTTCTAATTGCAGTCAATGGTCAGTTATTTGACATTGCCGATGATATGTCGGTCTGTATGTCTGATGCTGGCTTCTATGGCGTTGGTTCTGGCTCTCCATATGCTCTTGGGGCTTTATATGCTGGTGTGAAGCCAGAGAAGGCTATGGCTGTTGCTGAGAAGATAGACGTTAATACTTCTGGGCCGTTTCAAATAGAGAGACAGTAAAAGAAGTAACTTTTGTGAAATAAATCACATTCTGATATTGTTACTTATACGGCTTGCCAAATGGGAGCCTTTAACTAGTCTCGTCTAAGGAGAGATTATGACACCCTATGAAGTTGCAAAGAAAAAGCAATACACAAAATACCCGGACTATGATTACGGAAAAATTGTAGAAAAACCAGCCGACCCATTTCAACTCCTCAATCCATTCTTAAGTTCTTGGACTGTCGGTTTTGACCGTCATTTCCAACTTCTTGAGGAGTTACGAAATTCAAGCAAATCTACGTATCCCCCATACAACATTATTCAGGTCGATGATGAAGAGACCTACCTAATCGAGATTGCTGCTGCTGGCTTTACAAAAGATGATATTGATATCATCTATAAGGAGAACCAACTCACTGTCTCTGGAAAGAAAGACCAAGATGCAGCCGACTATGTCCATAAGGGTATAGCCGCTCGTGATTTCGAACAAAAGTTTGCATTAGCCGATGATGTTAAGGTTATTGGCGCTCAGATGAAGGATGGCATACTTACAGTACGACTTGAGCGAGAAATTCCTGAGCATAAGAAGCCACGGACTATCGAAATCAAATAAACTATCGGAACAACTTAATATGTTGCCTCCTGGGTATGAGGACGCAAAAACTGCCCACTCAATATGTTAGGCTCCAGGCATGATTGTTAGCCTAAGCAAAGAAGAAGTCAGAGCCTGTGCAGACATCGCTTTAAATCGATGGATGATGAAGTGGGGAAGTGTTGACCGCCCAAATTATGCAGGCGATAATAAATCCAAGTTAGAACCAGAGATTGCAGCAAATGTTCGCACTATCGTTGCTGAATATGCTGTGGCTAAACTTTATAAGATGCCACTTAATTTTCCTTTTTATCCAAATGAGGAACATCCATTTAGAAAAGATATTCCTGATGTTGGTTCGTTTGTTGAAGTAAAAAGTATTCGCACACGAGACGACATTCCTGTCTTTCCTAAAGATATAAAGCCAAACCGTATTCTTGTGGGAGCCCGCGTACTTGACCGTGACTACTACTCAGAGGTAGAGGTATATGGTTGGCTACGTATGGAAGATGCACAAAGAGATGAATGGAAATATGCACCGGAAGGCTCTTGGCGTATACCTTTAGACCAATTTAACGATTCGTTACCAGAGGTAATTTATGTCTAAAACACAAGATAAGAGAAAGCAAAGAAAAATAGAACAAGCAGAATTTTTATGGCAACAGGCACAACTACATGCCGCTCTTGCCAAGACAGAGTTAGACCTAGCCGTAGTGTCTTTCAAAGACGCTATGGGTGAGTTAACTGAAGAACAGGCCAAAGCAACCGAAGAGAAGGCTCAGGAGCAATACCAACGCCTTGAGGAGTACCTCATGAGCGAAAAAGAGAAGTACTTAGAAAGACTAGGAATCCAGCAGGACTGATAAAATCGGTCTGTGCTAAAACTAATCACTGTTCTCTTGGCCTCAACAGCCCTTCTAACGGGTTGTGGATACGACGGTCACTACCGTTATCCTTGCCAAGACCCTGAGAATTGGGAAAAGGCAGAGTGCCAGCCACCATTATGCACTGTTGCTGGAGCATGTCCAGAAGACTTAGTAGGACCAGACGTTCTAAACGGAACATCAGACACGACAGAGGAACCAACAAATGAGTAAGACAAGGTATACATCTGCTGAACTAGATGCACGATTAAAGTTTGCACTAGGAATTATGCTTGGAGTTATTCTCCTATCAACAACACTGGGGATTCTCTACGCTCTTATATTCGTAACTCAACCAGTAAATGCACAGTCTGAAAATGACAAGATGTTCTTCAATGTGTTGGGCAGCGTAGCAACCTTTATCACTGGAACTCTTGCTGGTCTTCTAATTGGTAAGAGTGGCGCTCAAGAAATGAAAGAAGCAATGGAGAACAATGCTCCTATTGCAGAAGAGACAGCGGCATCAGTTGCAGAGACAACCACAGAGGCTGTAACAGAAGAAGTTCCTGCAGGCAAAGACAACAGTCAGATGCCAGACGAGCAGGACATTGACGAAGATTGGGACAAAGACTAATGGCAGAAATGGGAACAGCGGCAAAACTCATTGAGATTGCCAAAGAAGAGATTGGCTATATTGAAGGTCCAAAAGACAACGAGACCAAATACGGTGCCTTCACGAAGGCTAACTTCCAACCATGGTGCGGCTCATTCGTTATGTGGTGCGCTGATAAGGCTGGAGTAAAAGTCCCTAATACTGTCTATACACCAGGTGGCGCTGCTGCGTTTAAAAAGTCTGGTCGTTGGTACGATGCTCAGATTTGCGACCCAGAACCAGGAGACATTGCATACTTTGATTTTCCTGGAGATGGAGTTGACCGTATCTCGCACGTAGGTATCGTTATCAAAGACAATGAAGACGGCACCGTTTGGTGTATCGAAGGTAATACTTCTGGCGACCCAAAGAAATCACAGCGCAATGGTGGCGAAGTAGTTAAGAAACTACGAGCGTACAAAAAGAACAAGCAAAACGTACAAGTGTCTATTGTTGGCTTTGGTCGTCCAAAGTTTAAAGGAGCGGCAAAGACCGAGGCTGCAGCACCTGCTGAAGCCAAGGTATGTGGTGAGTGCAAGAGACCGCTGTAGTGGCTACAACCGACACTAGGGCACCCCTAACAGCGTTAGATAGGTGTGATAAGTGCGGTGCAGCAGCGATGGTTAGAGCGACACTGCTAACTGGAGAGTTGTACTTCTGTGGGCACCATGCTCGCAAGGTTGCTACTTCTTTAGTTCTTAAATCCATTGAGGTATATGACCCAGAAGGTGTGTTTAACTATGGAAGACAGTAGATATGTTCTTGGTCAAGGGATGTACGGAGGAATTAAGGGAAGTTATGGTCGTTACAGTGTTGGTCCAAGAGTGAATAGTTTATCTGCGCAGTTTAATGATTATGCAGACTCTGTAGAAGAACAAAAACGTCGTCGTTTCAAGAGAAAAAGAGAGTCAGGCTATACAGGCGCAGGATTTTGGTTTGGTCTATATCCAAATATGGTTGG